GGTATACAAAGTTCAAAAAAACAGTCTTCTCCTATAAATTTGTTATGTAAATGATTTACAAGGTCGCTATCGCCTAGTCTTTGATTGATAGCTATTCGGACATCTGAGTTAAAATCATTAGTTCTACCGAATAACTGGTCAGTCACCCACTTATTTCTCTGTTCTCGTATAGACTCATTTTTATACATCTCTTCATCGATAATATCATCTATAAGAAATACAGTGCCTCCACTACCGATAATACCTGTATCTGGAGATGATATGTTTATTTCCCCCTTACCTGTATTGCTAATCTTAGTTTTAGTTGATTGGTCGTCTGACAATTTAAAACTGAACCATTCGTGGTTTGGATTACAGTATCTATTCTTATAATCTGGGTGATTAACAATATTTCGAGTTGCAATCAGGTTACTAGTGCATAAACCTAACTTGTGTGAACTCAGATAGAATTTTTCTTCAGGGTGGGATATCCACCTAAATGCAGGAGCAGAGATAGAAGTGATAGTCGTCTTCCCGCTACGAGGAGGTACAGTAACAATTAGTCGCTTTATTTGTCGATTTAAAGCTGCCTCTACGTGTTCAGCAACACAGTCAATGTGCCAGTTTTTCTCTAAAGGAACACCTTGATGAAAACCCCAAGCCCATGCGTAGAAGTGGCGCAACTTTTTACTTGCTTTTTCTGCCAATACATCATCGAGTGCATCTGTCATTTGCCGAATCTCGGCATCACTCATGTCATTAGAATTTTTTTGTCTGATTGCCATGCTTATGTATGTTATCTTATACTAAGCAATCATATCACTTTCCTTGTGGCTCGATTCAAAGTTCAGATTAAAGATAGCATCCTTAAGCAGCCTGTCAAGCGCTACATACCAACTGACATAATTGGAGTACAGTTCTTGATTGACTTTGCTAAATGTGATGCCAAAAATCCACGCACTATCGAGTATTTAAAAGTTATCATGCCGTCAGAAAAAAATATTGTGGCAGCTAATGCAGTGATGGTGTGGATAGTAACGCATAAAGAACTAGACTTGAAATTATATAGCCCATTAAAGAACGTGGTAGAGTACATAGACAACAATCAAGCGCCTTACGGCGTGCAGAAAAAAGAAATAAGGTCGGGAACTAAAAGATGTACAGAGTAGTTAAACTTGATAACGAACTGTGGGGTGTACAGCAAAAGGTGTTGTTGTGGTGGTTGAACTATAGCGTCGTACAATGGGTATCTGAGAACAATTTTCATAGTGTACCTGAAAAAATACCTGTAGCATTCTTTTCGCAAGAAGAGGCTGAAGATTTTGTTGAATTACTTAACAATGGAGAATTAAAAGATGGCAAATAGTCCAATCGAGCAAAAACTAAAATCACTTCGTAACTTAAACAGTAATCAACCCGAACTACAGAAAATAACAATACACAAAGCTAATAAAACTAGCTGGATTAACTGGAATCATATTCGCAACGCCTATGTTCTAGGTAAACGCATTGAAGAATTTGACGAGGAAACTGGGCATACGCGCATTTGGTCTGAGAGTTATAACTTAGAGGAGCTGGCGGAGGAGTTTGGTGTTGGAATCAGTCAGCTAACTAAGAAATCCGCTATAGAAGGTTGGGGTCAGCTTAGGAATAGTTACTTGGCGCGAGTACAAGAAGAGGCTCTTGGACGTGAGCTTGGTTACTTTACCAATGAGGAAAGTGAGGCTGAAGCAAACACGTTAGCTATTATTCGTAAAGGAGTTAGATTGATTAATTTAGGGATAGAGCAGAAGTATGGAGACTTACTTGAGGCTATGGATAGTAATGATGACATAGATTTTCGAGAGTATGAGAAAGTTGACCTCAAGGCGCTCAATGAGGGTATCAAGGGGTTGAAAGCATTACATGAATTACATTATAAGGTGATGGAAAATGCTCCTAAAACTAATCAGGAGCTACTTGAGCAACTTAACCGTAGTAAAACTGTTGAAAGATTGAAGAACCCTAAAGAGCGTCAACGCTTACAAACGGAGTTGCAGAAGAAGCTGGCATTGCTTAGTCAGATTGAGGAAGATGATGAGGATTAGTCGATTTCGTTTGGACTAGGAGCCTGTCCAGATTGTCTTGCAGTGTTTGCATATAAATCGGAAGCATTTTTTCTTGCACGTACAGCAGCAATTCTATCATCCCAATTTTTTTCGCTAGTCAGTCCCACTTTATCTGCCCACTTATCAAAACCTTGATTCTTGCGGCGTAGTTGTCCATAGCCTACAGCAGCAGTACCTCCAGCTACAGTACCGATACCAGCTCCAGCTATAGAGCCTGTAGCAGTTCTACCCAATATTTTACCTACTCTTCCTAAAGCGGTTGTACTATCTTTTTCTTCTTGGGATTCGCCAGCACCCATGCCTCTAGCTAATCCGTATACAGCGCCAGCACCTAATCCAGTTCTAGCTCCTAAAACAGCACCTACCGCACCTAAATTTGTAAGACTAAAATTGGCATCTGATGAAGTGGCAAAATTGGCAAAATGTTGCATCTGTTTTTGTTGTGTGAAGTTTATTCTATTATTGTAGCCTGTCATAAATGGTTGTCCTAAACTATGTATTGAAGCATCATACATATTTTTAATTTCTGCTTCATCGTATTTATCTTTGACTGTTTTTATAGCGTCATTATCAATAAGTTGCACTTTGCTTTTCTTTGGGTTAGGGCGAGCTATGTTACCTTCATGGATATCTGCATGACCAAGATTTTGTTCACGTAAGCGATTTTGTATGCGACCTACTTGACTACCTAACTTGTATTGTTCTTTTGGCGCTATACCTTTTAAAGTTCTTGGCAATGCTTTGCCAGCATACTCTTGTGTGTAGGTTTGTAGATTACCACGTTCACGATAGTTTTGCACTGCTGGTACTACACCAAGTTTGGAAGCTGCATCAGCATTTACATACTCTCTTCTGCTACTCCGAAGGTCTGCTTGTCGGTATTCTGGTACGTCAGAGCCTATGTTGTCGATGCGTACTTTGTTAGTTTTAGGGAAATGTAGTACGCGCTTTTCTTCTGTGAGGAGAAGTGGCTTGGCGTTGCGGATACGTGCGAAGTTGGTAATGTTCATGGTTAGAATACCTTATAGAGGATATCGGGATTCAAAGACATTATTTTCTTTGACTCTGCACTGAGGGGATTGCGGTCTGAAGTGCAGAAATAAAGTTTGGTACGCTCTTCGTTGTAGTGCATGGCGTAGTGCCTGAGTTGAGAAATTGCAGACTTTAAGCTACTAGAATCGTTCCTTCTCTTACATTCAATAATGTGCCAACAAACACCGCCAGAGGGCAAGTATTCACGCACCAAGCAGTCTATACGTCCTGTAGGTACTTTTACCTCGGTTTGTACAACAAAGCCGCTAGACCGCATAAAATTGGCAACTGCGTCTCTGGTATATTTCTCAAGTGGGGGCGATGTTTTGCGCTTAGAGGTCATTAGCTCTTGATACGTTCCAGTAACTTTTTGGACTCATTAGCCTTGGATAGAGCCTTCGGCATGAGTGGGGGTTTGGCTACTTGCTTCTTCATTGCTTTGTCAGCTTTTTTACCTGTAGCTCCCTTAAGGTCGCTTAGTGCAGGTGGAAAGATGTTGGGCAATTTTGGGTCGGGCTTTTTGGTAGTGGTAGGTGTGATGTCATTCATAATTAGTTGGGGCAGCTTACGCTAGTTAGTGTCTCCAATGTTTATTCTATCCCATTCAGCTTTATCTAAAATGTGGCGAGTGTTGTCGTTACATTCTACGATGTAGACTGGGGTCGATGTATACGCCTTGTGCAAGCAAGAGGGCAGAAAAGAGAGTTGTGAGCATAGTTATTTAGGGTCACCAATCTGGGCTTTTTCATAGGTTTCTTTGCTTACGGCACTGTAGGTGTCATCGGTATAGTACAGACCATATTCGTCTGGTTTGCATGTGTGAGGCTCTACATAGCCGCAGTCGCTTGGTACGAAGCGTTTGGCTGTTACTTTAGGGGCGGTAGATGTGCTGGTTGTTGCTGGCTTGGGAGGTTCACCATTGAGCGTTCTGTTTAGTTCATCGAGTTTGGGGCAAGCGGTTAATAAGGGGACAACGAGGAGGGACAGTAGTAGTTTAGTCATATTTGAATTTGTTAGAGTGTTTTTGTTGAATGAGTGTGCTGATGTAGCGGAGGATTGAGAACATGGCATTTTTAGCGATTTCATTGCGAAGAAGCTCTGGGTAGAAGACGTTCATGTACTCAGGAATGTTTAGGGTAGCTAATTGTTTAATTGTACCTTCAAAATCGATGCCGTCGGGCAACTCAAACCATTCGTTGAAAAAGTCGAAGTTGTTTGATAATTCTTCTTCGGTGAGAAACTCCTCAAAGACAACAAGCATGTCAGAGGGCTGGCTGGATATACCATTATGCCAGATATCGGGTAAGGGTAGGCGATTAAAAAAATCTTGGGTTAGAGGGAGTTTTGCTTGGGCTACATATGCCAGCTTTTTGCTGGGGTGCAAGAAGATTTGGATTTGTTGCTTGCGAGTAATTTTAGTTTGGGTCATGGTTAATATTTAGGTCTGAAGAATTTAGTGGCGCAAGTACCGAGTTTTACAATTTCCCAGCCAGCATTAAGAAGTATATCTTGAACTTCTTTAGTTGTCAATGTTACTGATGTAAGTTGCTTTTTTAGTTCAGGGATGGTTAAATTTTTTCTGTTTCCTCTGGAGTTTATTAGGCTGTACGCTTTTTCCAAGATTACCTCTTTTGCTGCAATTTCAATCCCTCTATCTTTTGGTGTGGGGAAATTTGTTTTGTAGTATTTGTCTAAAGTTGTCAATACTGCACTGTTGTAAACAAACCATTCACCTGAAACTCTATGCTCTGATAGTAAGGTATGTAGTTCTTTTTCTTCGCTGTTACTTCCAATAAATGTCATTAGTAAATCTAGTCGGTCAGTAGTACCAGTTTGAAGCTGTAGAAGTCTTGATACAGGATTACCAGCATATCCAATTTTAATCTCGTTTTTGTTCGGACAATGTATGGCATAGATAAATGTTTGTGTCATGGTTTTGTGTAGTAAATGGCTCTTGAGGTGTCTTTGTGTTCTGTGTATCCTAAATTATCCATAATAGATTTTAGAAGCTTCTGGGTGCTGTCTGGATACCCCTCACAAGCTTTCTTAATATCTTTTAGGTAGATACGGCTACGTTTTTTTGTGGTGTAAGTTGAGAAATAGTCTTCAAGATACTCTTCAACAAAATTAACGAGGATATTATCCTGCCTACGCAAAATTGCAAAGTAACGCTTAATTCCAGTCAGTAGCACTCCGTAAGGTATATGCCCAGAGAAGTAGTTTTGCAAGTCTATTGACAGGAATGCTATACAATCGTCTCCGTCTTTTATTGGGGAGTTTTTGTAGAGTAGTTGCTTATTTTCTGCGTCGTAGTTAAACTTGTCCAGAAGGTATGGTGCAGTCACAAAAAATTTAGCTAACTTAGTTTCGGTTATTCTGGTATCTTTGGCGCTCTCAATTAATTCTCGTAATTGCGCGTTAGTCTGCTCTTGATTTTTCTTTAGGGTGTCGAAGTTTTTATCGGTTTGGACAAGATATCCTAAAACCACACTTAAAACGTTTTTATAGTTGCTATCGTTTGCAGTCTCTATAATCGCGTCTATGTCTATGGGTCTGGTAGCAAGTGATGTCTCAATCGTATCAGCCTCTACGGGGTTTGCATACTTCATATCTGTCTTTATTACTATTTAATAAGTATAGCATAACCAGTAGCATTAGAAAAACTATGCTGTCTTTTTCTGTTTGTAAACTATCGGTAGTCGAGAAAAAGCTAGTCATATATCGAGTGTTTGCTGCCTATACTTTCAAATTTGCATATTTATTGAAGTGCCTCAAACGTCGAGGAATCGTTGAATAACCATTGTTTTTGGTGTGCCTTATATTACTGCTTCTTCTTCTGGAGGACACTTTTGAATTAGCCATGCGGCGTATGAGCTAGTACCTTAGTATCTACCTCACTTAGCATAGGAATCTCTGTGTTTTGCCATAGTATCTAGGTAAATTCACGCTATGTATGAATGTTCGAGTATTATCGAACAATGCTGTGATGGCGCAAATACGTTGGTATATGTACAATTTATTGCATAGTAATATAGTTGTAGGTGTTTTATAGGGTTTGGTGAAGCAAATGATAATCATTCTCATTCTCGTTTAACTCTCGTATATACGAACATCACATGAGCATACCCCATACTTCCCTCACACAAATATCATATATCCCTTATCTATCTCTAAGTCAAATATCATCCTTTTCATTATAAATTCAGTGTCATACGATACAGATTAAGCTACACTCTATACTGTATAATGCTTTCAGCGCATAAATAAAGCGTTCAGACAACTTTCACTAAGGAGAAATAAAAAAGAACCTCACTTATCCTCACATAGTTGCCTCACATAACGAACATGAAAATAATATAATGGGAGATTAAAAATATCTGATTGAAAATAGCGGCAAATTTTGAAGAGATAAGCCTAGTCAATACAAGCAAACATACAAATACAGCTAAGCAGACTAACAAAGTCTTAGAGATGCCAAAAACTAGCAGTGTAGAGAGATATCAAGTTAACCGCTAATAGGAATATCGCACACGATTCTATATATGCTAATACGAAAATTGTATGACTTTACTTCGTTGTTTACATAACTTTACAATTGCTAAACGCTGAAACCCTTACAGAGAGCCAAAATCGATTCAATTTAAAAAAAGTGTTGACATTCTAGATTTAATTTGATAATTTGAGTTACATGAGATACGAGATAAGCAAAGCCAAGCGCCACAAGCGTAAAGCCAAGCGCTCTACCTCTAAGCACCTTGAAAATTTCATATTTCTTCTGACTCAACACAAACGAGTTTTTGCTGTATAACGCTTAACGCGATACATCCTAAAAAGAACAGTAAAAACCAATTTAAAAAAAGTGTTGACAACCAACAAGAAGTATGTAAAGCTATAAAGGTCAAAGCAACTAAAGCTTACAAGTGATAACTTCACCTCTGTGGATTTAGTGTGAACCTTGAAAATTTAATATAAAAAACCGTTTGTAATTGAAACGCAAAAATAGTTATAAAGCTATGAGTAGCAAAGTAAACGGTTATAAAGCGCGGTAAAACCTTATGAGTCGTAAGTCGCTTTTATAGGCTGTAGTCAATGTTAATTAGCAACTAACAAACTATAGCGCGAGATTGTGAGTTAATAGCTCTTACCTGTTGATGCTTGCGTAGCTCTTAGGTGTAGGTAACGATAGACTGCCAAAAATATCGTATCGCTTGAATACTTTTTAGAGTATGGCGATTGACAAAACACTGTTATTTCTTTCTGTACTCCTTACTGCGATGTAGCATTTATAAACTACTCACTAATTAAGGAATAAAATTATGACTGAACAAAAAAGAATTGAACTAATCAGAAAATTAGCTCAAGAAAGATTAGAAGCTGCTATAGAGTATGCAAAATACTTAGCAGATAATCATGGCATTTACTCAAAAGATTACTGGGATAACTACGATACGATACAAAGTATGTAATTTTTAGTACATCGCAGCAAAAAGTACAGAAAAGAAGTAACTAAGACAAGAGCTAGATAACTCAGACTATTCAGGATTGCTATAGGCTACTAGCTGAAATATCGCTAGAGACAGCTAAGACATATTCTTAGGTCTAATACACTATCCAATCTAATAGAACGCCGTAACAGGCAAAAAGTGAGTTACGCTAGTCTAGTCCTAACTGTGCTGTAAAGCTTATCACTTGAAAATATAGGAGATAAGATTATGAGTGTATTAACTAAAGAATCATTAGACCGAAGAAGGCTTCATTCTGCAATGGGTGAAAATACTGATGCTTACTACGATAAGCTATATTCAAACTACATCTTACATCCTGATGAGCCTATTTTAGAAGAGCATAAAGATAAGGCTCTTAACATTATCTCTAGAGATATTCGGGATTTAGAACGTAAACTTCAAACACTAAAAGATAAACAAGAACGTATTACATTGATTGAAATTGTATAAATAAGCTGACAGCACAGCTAAGACTAGCACTAACGCTAGTTGTTATCGTGAGGTAAGTATGTATCTTGCTACTTTTAAGTATCCTGAAAGTGACTATGTAAGCGCTTTACAGGTTGAGAGTAAAGAAGCTCTTACAACACTTTTCAATGAGTTAAACGAAGAGCATCAACCGATTGATGTTAAGTTCTATCCTATTGAACAAGTTGAAGAGCGCTATATTTCTAGTAATGGGAGTATAGATAAGGTTTGGTGTATGAAAGATAAGGCATTACGAAAGATTGTACTGTCTGGCAAGTATGCTAAAAGCTTGTAACATTAACAAAACACCCCATACCCATTAATGAGCCTATGGTAAATATTTAAAACCCCCCAAAAATTTCTGTCTAGCTTCATAAGCCTCTTGAAAAGTCTTGAAAGTGCCTATATGGTAATTTTTACCCTCCTTCTTAGCTCTTGCAATGTAAGTATTGTATTTAGTAACTTTAATTCCTTCCTTCCCTGTAAGCTCTCTTTTAGGGCTGCTAGGTAAGACTATAGAATCATCGTTACTCCAATATTTCTTTTCTGCTGCTAGTCTAAGTTCTAATGCATCTTGATAAGTTTGTCTACTTCCTAAGTAGGTTAATGTACCTTTGATGCAAAAAGTAACTTCATATCGGTTAGCTACTTTTTTGATACCACTGCCTGACTTTCTAACCGCGAGTGAGATAGCCTGTTTTTGATGCTCTGGGGTGTGCATACCATATCTAGGATGCTTCTCTTTACGCATATCTCTTTCGGGCGGTCTACCTACGATTTTAGCTAAGTTGTAAACGTTTTCATAGTCTGCATTATCTAAAAAGTATTGCTCTAGTTCGTTTAGGTAGCTCTTGTCTGTAGTTGGTAGTAGTTCGCAAATTACGACAAAAGAAAAATTATCTTTACCGTGTTTATTCCAAGCACGTTGTAGATAGTGTGATGTGTGCTTATTACACCTAAGTTTATAACGATGATGAGTAAATCTTTGCTCTATATTCTTAGAACTTCCTATATAGTATTTACCGTTAAGGTTGTTTACGATGTAATAAATACCGATTGTCTTTTTTCTCATGTTGCTGTAAGCTTTACTGTATAAGGTTACTATAGCACAAAATAAAATGTAACATTATGGGATAAAGGGTGTACCCTTATTCAACCCTATCTAGAAATTAAATATTCTCTAGAAAAAATCAAGCGAAAGCGTAATAAAAATCTTAGACTATCTCTAGGATAGGAATAAAATGTTTACTATTCTCGAACTCGCTATCAATTGCGACTATGACACTCTAGAAGCACAAGGTTTCTATGGCACTGATGCAAGCTTGGAAGAGAGCTTAACAGAATACGGGCTAGCTCTTAAACCTTCTGAAAAGTATGAAGGTAAATTTACTGCCCTATACAAAAACGGTGAAACATGGGATTGTATTACACAATTACCTGAATACTTCACAAGCAAAATCAATGAGTCATGGTTTGACAAATCTGCTTTCTTTTCGTTCCTTGGTTGCCTAGAGTCTCAATGGCTATTAATGCCTCTAGTGCATCAAATACAAGACTTGATACAGTACTACGGTGTCGATAACATCATGTGATTATTCCTAGCTGCATAGTCCCTACTGTGTAGCTAAGAGTATTCACTCTAACAAAGTGTATATCTCTACTAACGCTAAAACAGTCTATAGGGCTGGAACTAAATGAACAAACGACAGATTATAGCCAAAGGTTTGCAACGGGGTTACAATGTGGCAAAAAACATCGATTTGATAGATATCGGTGATTACTGCGACGGTGAAGTATTGCAAACTGGTAAACGTGAAAAAATCACAACCGACAACTGGTTTGAAGCGCATACGAATATAGCGTATGAATGCGAGTCAAATGATAGACAGTTTAGCCCCTTCGAGTTTTTAGCTAACGACATTAACGCGACTGAAGATAATCCAAGGGTTAAATTTGAGCCGTGGTTTGAGTTTGATGAGGCAATCTCTAGAGGTATCCGTAAAGCACTAAAAGAGCGATGGAAGTCTATTCGTATGACTAAGGAAGACTACTGGAAAACCTTTGATGGTTCGAGAGATTTGTTCGATACAGTGTGGCGCAAATTGCGAAGCTATGCCAAGTCTTCTATAAATTTAGATTGGAACGATAATAAGGAAGTCGAACAATGGCTAGACACTCTAGCTAGTGAACTTGTAAACGACTCTAGCAGTAGGTTTTACATCTATGGGTAAATCAAAATGTAAACAAAAAGGATATCAGCGCAAAACTAGAGATTTGTACGATATCCTACAGCGAACTGTCTACGGTGTAGAAGTTGTATGTACTGAAACATCATGGGCAGATTGCAAAACTAATTTGAAGCTTTACCGTGAAGCAGACCCAAGAGGGCAGTATTTGTATAGAAAATATAGAGAGAGAATTGCATCATGACACTAACACAAGCAATTGACTGGCTACAAAATCTACCTTGTATCGAAGAAAATCAAACTGATGAGACACTAGACCATGAACAGTGGCTTCAATTAGAATCTAAATCTAGGCAAGCTATCGATATTGTGGAGGACTTTCTAAGTAACTCTAAAATGAACTTGATAAAAATTGAACAAAATCTTTGGTGGGAAAAATAGAATAATCGCTTGACATTTTTCCTAACTGTCTGTAAGCTTTCTACTTATAGACAGTCAAGAGCAATGTCGCTCTTTTCGCTCACGCTCAAACTAACTATAGGCTAGGAATTACAATGAAACCAACAACAGAAAATATTATTACTCGTAGTAATGAAACTGATGATGTAATTGGCATCTATGAAGTAACTATTCAACACTTGAGAAACCCTATGGCAAGCCACAGTGAAAATTGGCAAGATACCACCGATGCTTGGAGTGTGGTTATTAACAGTCAATCGTTTGACTACTTTACAGGTATAGGTCTGAGAGTAACAAATCCTCTAAGCGAGATTGTTCGGGGGAATTACATGAGAAAAGATTGGAGTTATCAAAACCTCTCTGTCATTCTAAAAGCCACTAAACCCGTAACCCCAAAACTTGATGACGTGTTGGCTTGTCTAGTGCGTGATGCTGTAGGTAGCGCTCAAACCTTTGACGATTGGTGTAGTGACTATGGCTACGATACAGACTCTCGCAAGGCTTTAGATATATACATAGCTTGTCAAGAGACAGCTAAAAAGTTGAGATTAGCTAGAGTGCCAATTCAGAAAGAAGCTGAACGTTTACAGGATTATTAGAACTTTCCTAGCAGTACCTATATTCCGCTTGGGTATTGCTAAGAGCGCTCTAAGCGACTCTACCTAACCAATCTAAAACTAGCTATAGGCTAGGAACTATCATGGCACGTATTAAACGCGTATTCTCTAATGCTTCAGAAGTTATCCATCTTTGGGCGCAGCAGATACAGGACGAAGCACATAGCAGCAATGTGAGCTTCAGAGCTTCGCGGCTGTCTAGTGAGCAAGGCGGCGAGATTGGCGATGTTTTGTACTCTTACTCTACTCCCATCGCTGCTTTTCGAGAGTCTGCTAGGGGTGCTGTAGTTATCTTGAACAATTACAGCTACAGTCACACTACAAGCAGTCATCAGCGTGATATCCGTAGCGCTGTAACACAGAAAATCTTTGACTATGACTCTATCCCAAAATGGGTTGAACAGAATGTACTTTGCATTGGTAGCGGTAGAGGTATGGGGCGTTCTAGTCTCGATGATAGACCGCAGTATATCAAGCCAGAATCTATCTGGAATCAGTACCATGATATCTATGTTGCACTGATGGAAACAGCTTGTCTCAAGAAGTTCAGCCGTACAAGCAATGACAGAAAAAACATGGCTTTCAGTTTTGCTAGCAAGGCAAACAGCATCAAGGAATATTTCGAGTTGTCTGATGCTGATTGTCCTTTACTGTCTTTCGAGATTACGGCAGAATTGCAAGCATTGCTAGATGCTGCTAACGCTAAGAAAGCAGAAAAAGAAAAGCGTGATTTTGAGCGAACTAAAAAAGAGCGTATCGACTGGTTGCAAGGTATCGGTCATCACTATCCATCAGCACATACTTTTCCAATCGCGCTACGCTTATCCCCTAGCGATGCTAGCCGTGTTGAAACCTCTAGAGGTGCGTTTGTACCTGTCAAAGTGTGCGAACGTCTCTATCGCTCATTTAAAGCCTGTCAAATGCCTACTGATGTGCGAGTTGGTAACTACACTTTGAATGAAGTATCTGAAAATGGTATAACTATCGGTTGCCATAAAATCAGCGCTGATGAACTTGAGCGCTTTGCTAAGGTAATCGGTATCGCGTAACTTTCTTTTCTGACTATGCCTTGTAGTGTCTTGCAAGGCTTGCTAGCCCTAATATAACTATGGATGGATGAATGGTAATGTCTATAACAACTCATTCGATGAACAAAGCTAAACTAAAATCCTTTGTCGGGGATAAAGAGACTCGCAAAATTCTAGGTAAAAGTAAAATGCAAAAACCTCTTACCGATGAGATTGCACAACTATTAACAAATCTTGAGCAGCATTCTACAAATATGCGTAGTTATGTTAACTACGACAGTCCAGATTTAAGTGAACGCAGTATGTTACATCTTGCAGAATCTTATTTTCTGCAAATCTGCGACAAAGTAGTTATCGAACTATACGCTAAAGAGATTGCTAGACCTATTATTGATGTCTTACTACAAGTCAACATGAAAAAAGACAGCTTTGAGCTATTTAAAGAGCTTTTCAACAAAGACTACATCGTGAGAGAGGCTATCTACTTCTTTAAAAATCAAACACTAGATTTTGAGGCTAAAATTCATGATTGAAGGAACTATTTTTGGCTTCCTTGTAGGCTGTGTCATATCTGGTTTTGCTTGTTTCCATCTAGGTTATGAGCAACGCATTTACGATACTCGCGAAATTACCGCCGCTAAAGATGCCAAACTAGAAGCGTATGAAAGTATGCTTGGCATCATGAAAGTAAAAAAAGAGCTTCACTAAATAACTTGACTTTTCCTATCTGTTCGGTATAAGCTAACAACTGAACAGATAAGAGTAATCAATGTTCACCATTACTCTATCACAAAACAAAATGACAGATACATTATTTTCAAGACGCACATCAAACCGTAACAACACTGAAATGCTACCACTACCAACATTTGCCGCACCTACTCAAATCAGCTATTCTCTTGTCAACAACAATGCAGACTGGGAAAATTTACGCTTAAAGCTTATTGAACTAAGCACAGCATCTATTCCTTTCACTCTCGAAAAAGAGGATGGTATAAAGCGTATTCGATTGACCTACTAACATCCCTAAAGAGAGGGGCTACCCTTAATTCCCCTCCCTTTTCTGCCCAACTGTTTTGGAGAAAAATTATGACTACTTATGACACTTCAGTTAAATTTGCCAAGCTCGGTTTTGATGATTATGTACAATTTGAAAATCGCAAAGTTCAGCTAACTCACTACGACACTGACCACAAAACCCCTCTTTTTCTGCAATTCGTAGGTGATATCGCGCAACCTGCTTACTGTATCGGTTTTAAGAATGCTATCGACTGGCTGAAAACTGGTGTTCTCGAAAACCCTAAAATCAAGGTCAAGACCAGCAAAGCCAAACTTAACGGTAAGTCCCTGATTGTTAAGACTTGGAAGGCTGCTAATGATGGTACAGTCTTTTCTCTGAACTACGACGACAAAGATTTGGAGGTATGGGAATTTGAACGATTGATATTCCCTGAACTCTCAGATTTATCTAAGAGTCATCTTAATCTGTTCTCGCCTTGGTTTGTAAATGTCTTTGCTCCTGCCAGATATAATCCGAACTTTGAAGAAGCAGAAAAGAATAAATTTCCCTCTACTTTTAAGGTAGACCACTGGAATGTTGCTTTGCACATTGTAGAGCGTATCGAAATTGTTCGTAAGGTACTGAAAAATGAATCTCACTAAACTCACCCATAGTTACCACATCGGAGTGGCAGAAAAAGAAGCTAACAAGGCGAAGAATGAGCCTAACCTCACTCGCATAGCTTCACACCTGCAACAACGCTCAAATCGTCAACTCTTGCAATCTCTAGGAGAATACTTAAATGATTAGCTACCCTAGTTTCACAGACATCAATTCAAACCAGAAATCTCGCCGTTCATCTTCTTTCACACTTTGGGAAACTATCCAAAATCGTCTCGAACATAAAATCAAAGCAGAAGTAAAAGCAAAAGCCGAAGCCCTAATTGATTCTGGTGCTATTGCCTTCGATGCTTACCCTGACAACATCGAACTTGCCGACCTGCTTCTCACTGCTGCTTTGCAAGATATTGTAGCCAAGCGCTTGCACGTTGCATCAAACAAAACCAGAAAAGAATTGAAAAACTTGGCAAAATTCTAATGAACCAAACATTTCGTATCAACAAAAACTGGTATATCGTCAAAGTCGAACCTATCGACATTCGCAGACCTTTTTTGCGAGTCATTGGTGAGTTCGCACACAGACCAAACGTAGTGGATTACCCTATCC